CTTTCTTTCTGTCCATTAGATTACCTACCTCTACCCCATATAAGGCTCTGTAATGGCTTCCTACGCCCTCTGCATAGGCACTCATGCCTAGTCTGTGGGTGTGGCCACACAATACTGACTTACCCCACTTTTTAGCCAGGTTAAGGGCAGTAATACCAGCGTGCTGAGACATGTTGCCTTCATCGCCATGGGCCAGCATCCAGCCCGGTTCAAACTCATATGCTTCTTTGTGATAGGTCATGCCCATCTCGGCAAAGCCCATAAACTTTGGATACTGCAGCTCTGGCAAGCTGATTAAGCCAGGTACTTTTAATAAGGTGTTGTAAAGCCTGTCGGTATGGTTGCTTCGGATGATGTGGCACTCTTTAGAATACTCACTTAGATCCCAAAGTATCTCTTTAGTAAGCTCACGATCCTGGTGAATAGTCTGCTTATAAGCCATAGGTGTTCCCTCGGCCCACTTGCTAATTGTATTAAAATCAATTTCATCCCCGACCACCAATACAGAATCAAACTTCTCCTTACGTGCTAACTTAATTACATTCTTTACAGCTGCTTCGTGATGGAATGGTATTTGCAGATCACTTATTACTAAGTATCGCTTAATCTTCATCCTCTTCTGGAGTAGGAATAGAAGGGATAATGCCGTTATCGCCTACTACCCAATCGGGCATAGACGATGGACTATCCATTAACGCCAAGGCAATAGGCTCACTAAATCCAGCCTTACGTGCAGCCTTAAACATCTCATGCTTGGCAATATAAAACACTTCTAGCTTAGATAATGGGTCTGGTGATTTACGCACCACGCGCCTATTGATCTTCTTTCGCTTACGTGTGTTAGCCATCTTAAAATTATGACTTACTAATTAAGATAAAGAGATCATCGACACGCTTTTCTAATCGTGTTAATTGATCCTTCATACTAGAGCCACCATTAGGGCGTAACTCGTTAAGCCAGCCTCTAACTAAAAAACGTAATCCGACTAGCACGCCTGACAGCACTGCGATAACGCCAGCCCCAAAGCCAGCCCATTCGCCCGGTGTCATGCTTCATCTGCACCGAGACCATAAACAGGATCTGATGCATCTAAAGCCCTAGCTGCTGGACCTGCTAAAGCTGCAACGATCACAGAAATAGCAGGATCTAAACCTAATTCATTACTTGCTAAGAATGTTAAGAAAGATACTAATACCCCACGTGCGTAGGACTTTAGTATTGCTTTTTGCTTCTTACTGATTTTCATATCTTGCCCCCTAGTAGTGGTATATCGAACGGCCTGCCATCTTTGTCGCCAGCCTTTGTAAAGCTGACGTGTACATGTTTTGTATGTTTATTAAATCCTGAATACTTGCGCCACTTAAAGTTGAGTATTTTGCTAGCGATCATGCCGTTATGTATTACGTAAGATATGCGCTTATCGGTTTTCGCACAGATTCTGATCTGGTCAGCCAAATATACCGAGAGCCCTTCGGATGAATCCAAGCGAGAATCAATATCAATGGCTCGCACGCATCCGGTTTGGTCTGGATTATGATCTGATTTCTTGGCAGCATGACGAGCATCACCAACCCACCCATCACTGGTAGTGCGCCTATCTGGATACCAGGTAGTAACGGCATCCCTAAGCTCTACCCCTGCTGCACATAACCAAGGTTTCATTAGCCTAGCAATACTTGTAATTCATCAGCTGTTAAACCAAGACGATCTGCAATGGCTTGACGTGCTGTTGCCTTTGCTTTGGCTTCGGCTTGCTTCGATGCTGCTTCTGCTAAAGCTTCTTCTCTTGCCTTTTTCTCAGCAGCAGTTTCCTCACGCTCGGTAATAGTTTCCTCGCCTGTTTGAATATCAAATATTTTTTCTATAATTTTCATTTTTCTCCTTATGCGCTTCCATAGATGTAAACAGTTCCAGCATCAAAAGTTCCAGCACTTGTAATAATGCTAACGCTAGAAATTGTGCTTGTTCCGTTGTAAGTGCCTTGATAAACTAAAAGTTGATGACCGTCTGATCCAGCGGCAGTTCCACCACCACTTACTCCAACCGCTTTGAAACCAGTGCTATTTGCGCCTTGGACACTTATAGAACTGCGAACCTGACTAGCAGCAAGTGCAGACATTTTTCCAATAGTAAAACTTGTTGCTCCAATAGCAGTCTCTCCAACAATCCCAGTTGGATCATAACTACCAGTTACTGTTATGCTAATACCTTCACGATTATAAACAGCCGTGCTATCCGTATTAAATCTACAAGTAAATGTTGCACTTGCATTTGAAGAACTACCGTTATCAACTAAAATCATTAAACTGTCGATGTTTGAAATACCTGTAACAGTTGTAGTTGAACCACTTAAAGCTGTAGTTGATAACAATGAAAAAGATTTGGTAGCAACAGCAGGTGTAGCCCACTTAACGCCTAATGCTTGTGCGCTATCAGCTGTTAATACTTGGTTATTTGTGCCAACAGGGATACGAGCATCTAAAGTGCTATAGCCCCAGACATCACCTTTAGTAGTTAATGGTGATACTGCACCAGTTTGTACAAAATCATAAAATACGGCAGCACCAGTAGCAGTAAAATATAATGTACCGCCTTCATGCTGACCTAATGCTAATGATCCTGCTGTGCTAACTGTTGCAGTGCCTGCGGTAACTGTGCAAACTCCTGCGCCTCTATTTTGAATAAAGACTGTATCGCCTGCTGCAAACAATGCTGTATTAACTGTAATTGTAGTTGCACCAGCTGCGTTCATGGCTACGACAGTTCCAGCATCGGCTGCAACTAATACATAACTTGTAGTCTTAGCAGTGGTATCGCCACCACCCATAGCTGTTTGCTGTAATGAAGTAACCTGAGCAGCTGTAAGTACCTGCCCGGTCGTGAAGGTTTGTTTAGCCATTTTTCTCCTTAGTAACTGAGCACATTATAGTCTAACGTGCCATAGATGTTGTTGTTCAAAATCAGGCCGTCAATTACCGGCTCTAATGTTGTAAAGATTGTTCTCCAACTATTCGGGGTGATATTGAAGCCCACACCGAAAATCTGTAAGGTCTTGTTTAAGGTAGATCCACCTGGCTGAGTAGTAATAACTGTGATTGGATCAAAGAAGTCTAGATTTAGAGCTGCGATTATGCCTGTGTTGTAGTCAGGGGTGTATAGGTCTAGTTCAACGGCATCACATCGGATGCTGGTCTCAGCTCTAGAAGCCACGTAAGCTTGAGCATAATCCAAGGCCACTGCATCGGTCTGCATTAGCAGGTTATTTAAGAAGTAAGAATGGACAAAATATTTAGTAATAGAAGCTGCATTGGTTGCTACCTGAGCAGTGCCGCCAGTTCTAGTAATAGTGGCTGAATTGAATACTAGGGTATCGTCTAACTTCCATACTGCATTGGCATATTGAATGCCTGTGCCATCATCTGCAAAGACTGTCGGTGTGCCACCTATTGATGAAGCGGTTACGGATCTGTCTTGGAAAACAAAATTACCACTAGCATCAACATAGACAGCTCCATACTCACTATCTGCCACTGTCTGTAATGCGGCCAAAGAAGTCCTTGTAGTGCCAGGATCTGCCTGCATAGTAGTTAATCCTGCATCTACATCGCGTGCAGATGATGGCCATGAGATCTGATCTAATATTTGGTTAATTCTTGTGCCTGATAGATTGCCAGCAATAGCACCAGTAACTGTCGAGATCTGGGCATTTTGTGCCAGTCTATAAGCATCTACGGCTTGTATGGTGGTATAGGCAACCTCTGTGGCATCTTTAGGTTGAGTGTTTACATAAGATGTAATAAAACCTGCAAAGATTGGATATGTTACTCCTGAGTAGGTTGCAGTTATTTGCACCTTCTTCATAGGTGTTAGCAATTCATAATAAGGGCTACTTGGATTCTGTGGGTTAAAATCGCCATTCTGATCTACTATGCGTAAGGTCATTGTGCCAGTTTGGAATTGGTCAGACAAAGCGTTACGACCTCTAGTTGTTTGTATATTATTAACTAAGTCAGATACATCTACAATTACAGCTGTTGCATCTCCTAGTACGTTAGTGTCTAATATTCCAGAATCTAATATAAGCGTTTGAGCAAAACTAGGCCCGGTACTAAAGTTAATTATTGCGTTTATTACAGGTATTGGCATTAAAAGCCCTGCCCGGCAGGTACTGTGCTAAATCCATTCTTAGTAGCAATTTGTATTGATTCTGCAATAGCTTGGCTTAGTCTGTCGCCACCAGCTGTAGTATCGACAGTAATCTTAATTTCTTGTGGTGCGCTTTGTCCTACCTGCATACGAGAAGCACCAGGAGTAAAACCTAAAGCTAAACCTAAATCCATAGCTTCTTTACTTGTACCAAAGCTAGGGTTATTTAATGAAGTGTTAGCCAGGTTACGTACATCTGGGAATCCACCTGTGGCTAGATTAGTACCGCCAGGGCCTACCTGAGATGGACTAAGTCCAAAAGAAAGCATTAAGTTCTTAGCAGCTTGGCTTAACATATCAAAGGCGGTAGCTAAACGACCACCAGCATTTTGAAGTGCTAATGCAGCTTTTTCTGCTTCTTCTTTTAATTTTTTTAATGCTTCTGCGGCTTCCATTTCAGCTAATAACTTTTTAGCCAAAGCGTTATCGTTATCTAGAATTGCTAATTGCGCTTTAATTCTTAGTTTAGTTTCTTCATCGGTAGCAGCGTTAAGTGCTGCTGTTAAGCCAATACGCTCTAGATCAAACTTCTCTTTAAGCTTGTCTACTTCTGATTTTGCTTTATTTGATGCTGTAATAATTTTATATTCTTCGGTGCGTGCCTTAAATAACTTTGTGGTTATATTGTAATCTTTAACACGTGTTGCAGATGAGCCAGGGGCTATTGTTTTAGGTTGGATTCTAAAGAAGTTAGGATCTTTAACATTAAATATGTTTGCAGTTACTTTAGCAAAGCCAGCAGCATTGTTAATATATCTACCTAGGGTATCTGCAAGTTTAACCATCTTGGCTGTAAAGGTGTCTATAGAAGTATCACCGGATAAGGTCTTTAACGCATCTAATAACCCTTTACCTATAGCCTCTTTAGATTCATCTACAGCTACAGTTAGTTTAGCCATATCGCCTGCATAACCTGCTACAGCTGCTGATGCTTGACCTGCAAAATTACTATTAAGGGTTTTTTGTACATCTAAGAATGATGATGACTTTAATTGAGCCTTGCTTAAACCTACGCCTAATCTGCCTAAGGCTACGTTATCGCCTAGGTAGGCTTTAGATAAACTGGTAGATACGCTTGTAAGATCCTTACCAGTACCGGCTGATACATCAAGTGCCGTCTGGAATATGCTCTGAGCTGCTGCAACATCTTTAGTAACGATTAGCAGGCGTTGAAAGCCTGGAATAAGATTTTCATCAATAATTCCATATTGCAAAGATAGTCTCTTTAAGTAATCATCTATTGCTCTTTGCTCAAATGATAAGCCTAAGTTATTTACTGTGGTGCGTAACTTTGCAGCAGCCTTTTCCGATTCAATAAATGCATTAACTGAACTCTTACCAAACGCAACTAGGGCAGTAGCACCTAGATATTTAGCAAAGGTCTTGCCTAGTTTTTGTGCTGACTTATCAAACTCGGATATTTGTTTACTGCCTTTTGCAAGGGCCTTACCATTCCAAGTGGCTAACGCGGAGACTACTAAGGCTGGTGGTTTGGCCATTATGCAACCTTCTTTAACTGTCCATTATTAAACTTAGTGGCAACAGTCTCTATGGCTGTAACTACAGCTGCATAAACCTTGCCTTGATCTTCATTCCAAGCACGATAGATTGCTCTACCACGATTAGCACCGCTACCCTTCATAGAACTTAAAGTCTCAGCAGCCTGGTTGAATTGGATACCAGCATTAGGGTTTAATGAATCACCTTGCATGCCTCTTTGTTTACGGCCTGCGGTTTCAAAGATTGCACCTGATGCAGATTTATTGGCTACATAATTAGTGAATGAGAATCCTGCGGCATTACGCTTGCTTTGTCCAGAAGAATAAACTATGCCATTACGCGCTACGTTTTGATCGTAGAATGGGAATGCCCGGTATCTTTGCTCAGCTGTAACATTGATTTTGCCCCAACCTGATAACACTTCTTCATTGGCTGGCATGTAAGTCCTAGCCCGATCCCTAATAGGTATCATGGCATCTCTAATTTCAATATTCATCTCTTTGTTAAGATTAGGATCTAGTATTTTCATAGCTTTCTGGAGTTGCTTAACGCCTGTTACGTTTACTGGCATTTTTAATCTCCTTAGCTCTATCTTGTAAGACCTGGACTATTGCCCTTAGCATCTCTTGATCCATATCCCTCAAAGACTGTGGCGCGATCCCTGTTTCTACCGACAGACTGGCTATCGCATAGGTTATTGAATCACGCTGTACTATTTTTTTTCTTCGTCTAATACCTCGACAGTTTCTAGACTGTCTATAAACTCTAATCCAAAGACAGGTACAGTTACATTAGCCCTACGCAAACACTCATGCGCTAAGAAGTAAATCTCAGTCTGCCGTTCGTGATCGCGTAGGACTTTTGAGATTCCTGCGCCATACTTTAACTCGAAAGCGTACTCGACACCCGGAGTAATCTTGTGTTCAGATACTTC